AGCAGCAGTAGATAAACCTTTAGTAGCGTCAGCTACAGCCTTGTCTATATCTGCTTGGTTAAATTTTGTAGTATCTTCAGGTAAATTATCAAGAGCTTTATTTACTGCGTTATCTATATCTGCCTGTGTAAAAGGTGTAGTGTCTGCGGGAATATTTCCTAAAGCTGTGTCTACAGCATCTTTTACAGCAGTATCTACATCTGTTTTTGTAAACATTCCCTGAGTAGCGTCAGCTACAGCCTTGTCTATATCTTCCTGATTAAATTCTGTAGTATCTTCAGGCAGGGCATCAATAGCCTTTTGCGTAGCTTCATCTGCTTCTGCTTGTGTTAGTAAACCCTGAGTTGCTTCTGATACTTTTTTAGCTACTGCTTCGTCTACTTGTGCTTGTGTAAACATTCCTCCAGAAGCAGCACTGGCTGCTCCCCCAGAAGCTGCTGCTCCCCCAGAAGGAGTCTGCGAACCAGCAGTAGCATAATTTTCTAAAACAGTTCCTACTACTGCACTTAAAGGATTAGCAGCACCACCTCCGCTAAGTAAAGGAGCAACCGCATCTACACTACCTGCCAAAGCTGCTGCCGCTGCCGCCGCTGGAGAGGATACTGAAGAAACGCCTGTGGGTAGAGCAGAGGATGAAACTGGAGTATCAAGATAAGTTTCAGGAGGTGTTGTCGCATAAGCATCTACAGCACTCCCTGAACTAGCAGCGCCACCTCCGCTGCTTCCGCCACCCGCTTCCAGTTGCTCTATTGCTTCTTGTACATCAACAGTAACGGTAGTGTCTGTTCCATAAAAAGGGTCTGTTTTAGTTCCTCTTTCTCCTATTATTTCTAACTCACCTGCTGGAGTAAAGTAATCTGTTGTTATGTTTGCTCTAGGGTCTCCAATAGGAGTTAGCGTCGATAGAGCACCCCCAGAAGCTAAGTTAGCTAATTCTTGTTCGGCTAAAGCTACTAGCTCGTCACCAATAATATCTTCTTCTTCTAATTTAGCAAGTTCTTCTTCAGCTAAAGCAGAAAGACTTTCAGCGTCTTCAAGACCTAAAGAATCTAAAGCATCTTGTAGCTCATCAAACTTAGTAACTACACTTTCCGGTACAATGTCGCCGACACCTTTTACAAGACCTTCTACAAAATCTTTAGTTTTGGCAACAAACTCCGGTGTCTCAACGCCCGGAACACCTGCGTTTTTAAGGTAAGTGCCTAAACCAGCTATTAAAGATTGTTCTAAAGATGCTCCACTAGCACCTCTACTAACTGACGTTGAAACAGCTGAAGCTAAATCATCTTGAGACACACCGTACTTGTCAAGAAACTCTGAAGTTAATCCTGATTTATCTAAAGTCTCTGTGATAAAAGGAGTAGTGTAAGTAGCTGCGCCGCCTATAACAGCTGACTTTAAAGCGTCCTCTAAATCACCGCCTTGCATAACAGTGTTTGCAGCTGATGCTACTGCTTCAGATAAAACAGTATTAGCAGTAGAACCTGCTGCTGCTGTGCCTGTTGCTGAAAGAGCCGCGCCTGCCAAACCTGCTGTTACCTGTGAAAGCATTACAGTCTTGCCTATTTCAGCAAGAGTCCTGACGCCAGTAGCAAAGTCACTTTCGTTTATTTCGTATGTTCTTAGCTCACCAAAACTAAAGGGGTCATACAAATACTGTCCTGTACTGTCTGAGAAAAGAGGATTAACACCGTACTGCCCCATAAGCTGCTGTACTTCAGGGTCTTGTGTATACGCAGTGTACAAGGCCTGCTCGTAGTTTGCACCTGTAGTCGCCTGTATTTGAGGTACTTTGTCAAGCAGTAATGTTCTTATTTCGTTCTGAAAGCCACCAAGGTCTTCTTGAGCAGTCGCTGTAAATCTGTTTAGTTTACCTGTAAAGTCGCCTTGGTCTTGTGAAAGTTCAGGAGTGTAGTCTGTGGTTGACGCTGCGTAATCTTCTTCACTTACAACGTTTGACAGTGCAGTTGCTGGTATATTCATCCCTGCACCAGCAGCAGCAGATACACCACCCATACCTGCGGCTTCAGAGCCAAAAGTATCAGCATAGGGGTCTAACCCTGAAGTTTTTTCTGACTCTTTAAGACCTAAGTCATAATAAGAACTTACTTCGTCTGGGTCATCTGTGGTTGCTCCAGAAGCTAGTACGTCTTTGTATGCGTCAGTAATAGAGCCTAGCGTTCCTCCTGTGTACAGAGGATTAGAAGCTAGTGGAGGTGTGACTCCTTCTTCTTGTTCTTCTTCTTGCTCCTGCACAGCCACGCCGCCCATAAAACTGGCAGACTTTTCAAACTCTGACTCAAAAGGGTTACCAAAGAAAAACTGTTCTGCTCTCATTTGCCACCCCAGCTAGACAAAGTTTTAATACCAAAGCTGGCAGCTATAGCGCCACCAAGGAATGCTTTGTAGTAGTCCGGCATTGTAGACAAGACAGTGAACCCCTGCTCAACGTATGGAACCATTGACGGTATAAAGGCACCTATCAATGGTAAACTTAGGATAATAGCAAACCACTCGTCCTTCCAAGAGGACTGAGATGCTGCGGCTTGTTGAGTTTCCCAATCAGCGTCCGCATCAATACGGCGCATCTTGGATTCATGGACAGCTTGCTTTTCAGCAGCTTTGTTTTTAAGGAAAGTACCTGCTAAACCAGCTATAGGCCCAATCAAAGATTGCCACATATACTCACCTTAAAAAGAAAGCTAGGGGCCACCGAAGCAGCCCCATGCTTAGCGGTTGTTACTTAGGCACAACCAAAGTCAAACCAGCTTCAGGACGCAGTACAGCGGTGCCGTACAGAGTGTCTGAAGTGAACAAGTTAGAGAGAAACTCTTGCTTGTACTGAGTTTGAGAACGAACACCCATCTGCTCTGCCATAACTAATGCGTCACGGTGGAACAAGAGTGCGCCCAAAGAGTCTACTGTACTGGCTGAGTTAGCAGAAGCAGTTTCGACTACAGGGCAGTTGGTGCTAACGTAAACGTCAATACCGTAGAGTTGACCAATCTGGCCGTTAGTAACCTGACCGTTGTTTACGAAGTCAGAGCTAACGTATCGGTCAATACCCATGATGGTATTACGCACTGAAGGAGGAACAACAAAGCTGCGTCCATCCATAGGTACGTCTTCATCGTCCAGCTTCTGAATGATAGCACGGAACGCAGAGTCAACGAAAACATCTGAAGTTGTTACGGTATCAACAGCGTAGGTAGTCAGAGCGTTAGAGCTTGAGTTATCTACAAAGAAAGTACCGCCGTTGTTTGCGTAGGTGGAAGATGTAGAACCCGCGCTACCCAAGCCTGTAGCCAGAGAGTGCAGGTCGGTGTCAACTTGCTTAGCCAGCGCATAACCAGCATCTTCAGTATAGAACTGACGCAAAGAAGACAGGGCTTGTACATCCGTAATATCCTCAATCAAGCGTGAGTATTCAAAGTGCTTGTTGATGGATACTTGCACTTCGCCTTCAGTAGCGTTCTGCACAGTTACAGCAGTGTTCTCTGCTTTAGCGTGTGCATCGCCACGTACAGGCTTAGGTACATGGATAGTATCACCTTTCTTGCCAGCCATTGACATCTTCTTTACAAGATTGGCTAGAACAAGGTTCTTTTGGTATGCAGCGATGATCTCATCACTCCAAATTTCTGGGATAAAGGTTGCTGCGCTAGTATTGTCAACAAACCCCCCAGTTGCGGGATATGTAGAATCAGTCATTTAATATCTCCTAAGATATATCATTTGACCCTCTTTTCAGCATACGCTCTCATTATTTCATCTTGGAGAGCAGCATACCTATGTGGGTCTTCTTTCATAAGTTTAATAATGTCTGCGCGTCTATAGATCTTCTTGGGGCTTGACTCAGAGCTACCACTGGCATTGCCTGTACTAGCTGTTCGTACTGCTTGCTTGCGACTCTGCTTCTCAGCAGTTGCAGCCTGACCAATCATCTGTTGACGTTCTTTCCAAAGATTGAAAAGCTCATCAGCAGCTTCGTAGTCGTACTGCTTGTCTGCCGCTACAAACAGCTTCGTCCTAATTTTAGATGCTTGAATCCACTCTGCAAACTTTGTATCTTTTAGGATACTCTCCATGTCAGGGTGGTTAGTCTTCAGTGCAGACAATGCAGTTTGCATCCTGTACTGTTGACTTACTGATTCAGCTTCCTTAATCTTAGGATGATTCTGGATAGCCTGTGCTACTGCCTTCTCAGGGTCAGTAAAGAAGTCTACTTCTTCGACTTGGTCTTCTTGTTGTTGTGGTGCCGGTGTGAGTTGTGCTTGGATGTAGTTATCGACAACCTTACGCAGTTCGCCTACCTCAGAACTTTGACGCCCCAATAGCTTCTCAGCTTCTTGGTGCATCTGTACAAGTTCCTGTGCAGACTTGTTTTGGTACTTGTCAGGAATGTCAGGTTCGCTAGGAGTTACCTGTTCTTCCACTTCCGGTTGTTCTTGTTGTTCAGCAAATACGTCTTCCGTAGACGCTTGCTCATCCTCACGCTCAATTATTTTAGCCATTATTAAACTCCGTACCTTAGTATTGTGGAGAGATTAAAAAAGGGTTCTAGCTACGAACTTTGCTTTTTTTCGTATTGGATGTGACTCTGCCTAGCCTTAGCCCAGTTCCTAGTGGCGCTGGGAAAGTCCCCACTGATGGGGTCTAGTTTAGACCTAATAGGAGAGATAATCCTTTTAGCACTGTAACCGCACTTTTCGCACCTAATAGTGTGTCGGTCTTCAGTGACTAATGCTTCAAATATATGCCCATCAAGACACTTGAAGTCGTACAATTTGAACATTATGCTTCTAGCTCTAGTTCTTCTTGTGGTTCTTCTTTAGCTTCTTTCTCAGCATTGTTAATTTGAGTTTCTAGGTTAAACAGAGTAGCAAGTATTGCAAGTTGTCCTTTACGGAAGTGCAAGTTCTCATTATCTGTTGTTTGTTCAACTGAGTTTATCTGCGTTACATTTTGGTTCAAATCAGTAAGAAGTTGTTTCCATCCTTCTGAACGAAACATCTCAAAGTAGTTAGCAAAGTAAACTTCAAGTTCTTTAGTCATCTTATGTATTCCCTTAATTAGTTAAGATACAAGATAGATTATACCATACTTTTGTCAAAAAGTCAAGTATTATTTTTACTTTTTAACAGGTTTGCGTGCAGATCGCCGTTGCATTGTTTTTTTCTTCTTAGGTGGGCGCCCTACTTTGCTTCCGTAAGTTCCTTTTCCCATTGGCATGTTAGTCTTCCTCTCTTTTTGGTGGGTCTCTAAGTAACAGTTTAGTACCTACATCAGATACAGGCACTACTCTGGGTTCGCAATACGCATCAAAGTGTCTGGTCTTAGGCATTACAATAGCGTTCTGACCTACATCCTGATGCACTAAGGCTGTCTTGTATTCAAGGCAAGAAGTCAACTCACGAAATGCTATCTCTAGTGTTGGTACATTCTTTTCAAGAATAACCAGCATAAAGATTAGCATGGTCTCCATTAGATTCTTCTCTTTTTCTTGACAGCCTGTGTTTTAATAGCTGTGGGCTTTCTCAAGTCCCAAGTTAAAATTAGTAGCTTGGTGTCCCATGCTGTGCCAAGGATTCTTGGGCCTTGATTGCGCACATACACTTCCGCACCGTATCCGCACTGTCCTTTGTTGAACAGCAGCCAGTTCTTTGCGACTCTGTGTCGCTCTGCTGGTGGTTGCACATAGCGTAGCATCCTGTACTCACGCATGTCGCAGAACAAAGTGGGGTTTCTTGGGTCATAGTCTACTTGGCTAGGAGAGCCTGTACGAGAGCTTGTATCTGTTCGTTGGTCTTCTCCTGAATCTTCTCCTGACGAGCCAGAGAGTTGACTATCGCTTCCACCTTCTGCTCCGTCACTGCCTGTGCTTGGCCGTTGGCCTGTGCTTTTTTTGCGGCTTCCTCCGCTATCTGGGCAATACGCTCTCTGTCCTCTGATGCGTGGGCTGTATTAGCCTGTAGGACACCCCAAG